CCCCATTCCGCGTCATTCTCAATGTGACGCATGGTGGACTCATGTTTAGCTTTCTTTTCCTGTGCCTTATTCTGAAAATAAGTCTTTACAAGATTAGCTACGGGTCCTATCAACGCTTGCCACATTATTAGTTCTCACAAACAAAAAACGGCAGACACTAATGTCGAAACACCAGTGGCCGCCGTCTTTTTAGGTTTTACCAACAGTTAGTAGTTATCTACTAGTTGTTTGGAACCACTAGAGTTAGGCCGGATGCCGGTCGTAAGACCGCTACACCGTAAAGAGTGTCCGACGTAAACAAGTTAGCAAGCCATTCCTGCTTATACTGTGTTTGTGATCTTACACCCACCTGTTCCGCGAGAACCAGTGCGTCCTTATGTAGGAGCAATGCCCCCAAGGAATCCACTGCACTAGCGGAGTTATCACCAGCAGCTTCCACAGTTGGGCAGTTAGTGCTGACGAAAACGTCAATACCATAAAGCTGACCAATCCTGCCGCTAGTTACCTGTCCGTTATTCACGAAGTCGGAACTAACGTAACGATCAACACCCATGATGGTATTACGGACTACCGGAGGAACAATAAAGGATCTATTGTCCATTGGTACGTCCTGATCGTCTAGCTTTTGAATGATTCCACGGAAAGCTGCGTCACTAAATACGTCAGCGACTACTACCGTGTCGGCTGCGTACGTGGTGAGGCCGTTCGATGCGTCATTAAAGAACGTACCTACATTATTAAGGTAGGTAGTACTGGTCGTACCGGACGTTCCAAGGCCAGTAGCCAAGGAATGAAGCTTCGTATCCACTTGCGTAGCAAGGGCATAACCAGCGTCCTCCGTATAAAACTGACGCAAAGAGGACAATGCTTGTACTTCCGTGATGTCCTCAATAAGGCGGGAATATTCATAATGCTGATTAATAGAAATTTGAACTTCCGATTCCGTCGCATTCTGAACAGTTACCGCCGTGTTCTCCGCCTTGGCAGACGCGGAGCCTCGGGTAGGTTTGGGCACATGAATCGTGTCCCCTTTCTTCCCTTCCATAGACATTTTTTTAATAAGGTTTGCCAAAACCAAATTCTTTTGATAAGCAGCGACAATTTCGTCACTCCAAATCTCCGGAATAAAAGTAGCCGCGTCGGTGTTGCCTACAAAACCACCAGTCGCGGGATATACTGAAGTTGCCATTTATATTTACTCCCTAAATAATATGCATTACCTGACCCGTTTCTCCTGATACGCCTTCAGAATTTCCTCGGAAAGCGTCTGGTATCTTTCAGGGTCAGTCCTCATCAGTTTAATAATGTCTGAGCGTCTATAGATTTTTTTGGATCGTTTACCCCCGCCGCTGCCCCTTGCGGAGCCGGTGCTGGCACTTTTAACTGCTCTCTTTCTACCTTGTTTCTCAACGGCGGCAGTATCTGTAACAATCTGCTGTCGTTCCTTCCATAAGGAAAAAAGCTCGTCTGCGGCATCATGGTTAAATTCCTGGTCCGCCGCAACAAACAGTTGTGTCCTAATTTTGGAGCCTTTGATCCAATCAGCAAACTTTTGGTCCTTAAGGATAGCTTCCATGTCCGGATGCTTGTCCTTAAGATGCGCTAACGCATTTGACTTTCTGTATTCCTGATTAAGAGTCTCGGCCTCCTTAATCTTAGGATGGTTTTCAATCGCCTGTCTCACTGCCTTTTCAGGGTCAGTGAAGAAATCTACTTCCTCTACAGGTTCATTTTGTGGTGCTTGATTGTCGGTGAGTTGTGTTTGAATGTAGTTGTCAACAACTTGTCGTAATTCCCCCACTTCAGAACTTTGTCTGCCCAGGAGCTTTTCGGCCTCCTGGTGCATTTGCACAAGTTCCTGTGCGGTCTTCCCTTGGTATTTATCCGGAAGTTGAGGCTCTTGCGTTTCCGCTTGAGTTCCCTCGTCCGTTGTCAATTCTTCTTCAGTACGCTCATCTAATAGATTAGCCATTATTAAACCCCGTGCATTGCATTATGGAGATAAGTGGTATTTGGTGTGTGTAGAAAGTCCCCCTGATTAGGAGGTTTGCTTTCTTTCTAATTGTATCTTCTGGTGGCGGCTTTTTGCCCATCTGCGCGTGGCGTCCGGAAAATGGCCGCTTATAGGGTCCAGTTGGCTCCTAATTGGAGAAGGTACACGTTTACCCGTCAGCCCACAGAAGCACCTACTTGTGCGGATGGACGAGCTTACTAGATCCTCAAAGACATGCCCAGTGGGGCACTTAAAGTCCAGCATAATTTGCACTATGCTACGTCCTCAACGTCCTCAATAACGATTTCATCGTCTTCGACGTTTTCCTTGGCCTCGTTATGAGCATTGTCAATTTGAGTTTCCAAATTCAGTACGTTAGCAAGGATGGCAAGTTGTCCTTTACGAAAGTGAAGGTCCTGCTCGTTTTCCGTTTGCTCCACTGAATTGATGTTAACAGCGTTTTGGGACAAATCTCCTTTTAGCTGTTTCCAGCCCGTCGATCTGAACATTTCAAAATAGCTATTAAAG